AGTCAGGGAGTTGGCACTGTAAATAATGTTATGGATAAATATCCGTGGTTACAAAGTTATTTAGGTGCGTATATGTTAGGTGGATCTGGTACTTATCAAACTAGAGTGGTGAGAGGATAATGGCAGGACAGTTAGACTCATTATTAAAGAAGGTGGCAAAACAGGTTGTATCTGATTTAGGCAGTTCTTTAGATACAACTATCAGTTATACAAAGAAAGGGGTTTCTAGTTATAACATTGAGACTGGAGAGGAGATAAGTGTAGATACTATTTTTTCTGATATTAAAGTTCCGATTGAATTTATAAGATCTGAAGATGACTTATCACTGGAAATAAGACAGGCAAAGATTTACATAACACCTGATCTTATAGGAAATAATCAGCCAAATAAAGCAGATGAGATAATATTAAATTATGCAGGTGCCAATAGAACTGCACAGATAATCACTATTGACACCAAAAAAGGTGGTCAAACTTACCTATTCACATTATTAGTTAGGTTCTAATGAGTAACACTCCCATAACTGATAGCATAAGAAAAGAAACAAAAGCAGAGTTAAACGCTTCACTTAACGCTTTTGTCAGACGAGCTTTGTCAGACTTACCAGGCCAGAGTCCTCAATATACAGGTTTCTTTGCTTCAAGCTGGACGGCTGATACAAGAAGACCACAGCCTACAGATTCTATAGAACCACCTTGGACACAAGTAAAATCAGACTTGGATAGGAAATTGAAAAGAAGCCCAATAATAAGACCCAGATACAGGTCTGTACCTAAGTTTAAATTTGGACAGACAATTTTTGTAGGCAATAAAGCTGAGTATGCAAGATACGCTTTAGGCTCTGACAATAGCAAAATACTTCCTTACTTTGAGAAACTAAAAGATATAGCCGAAATAGTGTTTAACCGTAAGCCTGATTTACGAATAGCTGCTACTCAGGTCTTACCTCCAGGAGAATCACCAGGAAGACAAGCACCAGCACAGGGTTCAAGGTATAAGAGAATATGACCTTAGTAAACGCCAGGGCAGCTTTTGAAAAAGCTATCACCGACTCAGTTAGTAACACTGATCCAACAATAAAGATTATCTATGATAATGTTCCGCAGACTATATCTGGAAAAAACGTAACTTACATATCTGTATCAATAACTTTCAGTCAATCAACTGTTCAGGCACAGGGAGCATCCGCTACATACTATTTTGGTGCTATTCAATGTAATATTTATGTACCTAAAAATAAAGGTACTGCTGTGCTATCAACCATAAGTGAATCTGTCATAACAGGCTTAACCTCCATAAATGCTTCAGATTACGTTGATACCTTCAGTTGTAAACCCAGAGTTGAAGAGATAACTGGTCCTATACCCGTAGAAGTTGAAAACAGATCACACTTTCTGGGTGTTTTATCCTGTGCTTTTTCTGCCAATTCGTAGTATATTAGAGTAACAATCTAACGGATTATGACCAGAGCCATTGACCTCTTGAAGAATAAGTTTGGAGTAAGTCAGTTATACAAATATGACATAAAGGACTCTGAAAATAATATCGTACTGACTGTTCACTGGCATCCACTTACAATAGCTGAACGTGAGATGATTCAGAAGAAAAGTGGAGGTCTTGAGTATGCAGATGATTTTGCCTTACAATTAATGATTGAAAAAGCATTGGATAATGAGGGTAAACGGTTATTTGCAGATGGTGATAAGGCTTCTTTAAGAAGGGAAGTTGCAGCAAGTGTGTTGCAGGAAATACAGTTAGAAATGTTACAGGCAGGTACAGGACAGGAGGTTGAAGAGGCAAAAGCCGACTTGAAAAGCTAGTGCTGAATGGCTTTTTATATACTCATTGGCTAACGAACTTAAACTAACTGTTGTGGAACTGTGCAGCAAACTGACTATTGAGGAAATGATTGGTTGGGCTGCCTTTTATGAAATACGTAACGATAATCTCAAGAAAGAGGAGAATAATGTTCAAAGAAGAAGCGTTATTCCCAGATCAAGGTAGAATAGAATATAAGTTTGTCTAATTAGGGTTAAATGGCACAAAAAGACCTAACGCTAAGAATAAAGACAGTAGAGAAGGAGCTAAATAATACCCTTAAGAAGATTGGAAAATTAGAGACTCTTGTAAATAAATTAAGCAAAGCTCAGATAAAGCTACGTGCAGATAAGGCCAAGAAAGAAATAAAAGCAGTAGTAACAGAGGCTCAAAAAGGTGAGGCAATAGTAGCTAAACTATTTAACCCATCTACAACTGATGGATTCGGGAGATCTATAGGTAAAGTACGGGATCAGTTAAGTTCTGTTAGAGCAGCTTTTGATGCTGCTAACAGTGCAGCAGATAGACAGAAACGTGCTACTGCTCTAATTGCAGGTAATTTTAAAAAGATACGAATGGAAGCTGTTGCTTTTGCAATGGCAAGCGGAGATCCAAAAGCCTTAAGCCCAAACCCAAGTGCTGTAGTAGGAAGTGTAAAAGCCAGACTTAAAGAAATACAGGCATTTCCAAAAACTATTCTTGCTGGTAGAGAAGCTATGGGCCTTCTCAACAGAATGTTGGAACTAGCTGAGTTTAACTCTAAAGACTTTTTAGATATAAGCAAGGCTATAGGTAAACAATTAAAGATAAATGCAGATATACAGAAAGCAGCCGATACTGCTGCTGGTTTGAATAAGCCCAAGAAGAAAGCAAAGGATAAAAAAGAAGAATTAGATACTGATAGAAAGATAAATAAAAACTTAGAGGACAGATTACGAATGGAGATGGACTTAAATAAGGTTCGCTCAAAAAGAATAAGACAGCAAAAACAGGAAGCAAGACAGGCAGAACGGGATAGATCAAAACAGAGACAAGGTAGATTACTCGGTGCAGGTTTTCCCTTACTATTTGGTGGAGGTGTTGGTGCTGTAGGAGGTAGTTTATTAGGTAGCTTTTTGGCAAAACCAGGAGAAGAATTTGGTGCTCAGATAGCTGGTAGTGCAGGAGGTACTCAGCTTGAACAACTTGTAAGAAGAGCAAATGCTCTAGGCGATGCAATAGATCAGATAAGTTTTGATAAACTAGAAGAACAAAGCATCATCATTAGCGGAGAACTAAGAGCACAGGTTAACTTACTTAAAGAACTAGGCAGACAGGATGAGGCAAGAGCATTACTAGCTGGAGAAGTAGAGAAAAGAACAGGTGCATCTGCTGACGTAACCAGAGACGTAAATAGGCAAGTACAACTTCTAAACGCAGGATTTAGCGAACTTGTTAACAGTGCTGGTACAACCTTAGGTATTGTCGCTGGACCGTTACTAACAGGAATAGGAACTATATCTTTCTTAGTTGCTGAGTTATTCAAGACGTTTAACAGAGGAGTATCCACTCTAAGAAGTTTGATACCAGACTTACCTGTTGTTGATGATTTCTTTAAAAAATTCAATAAGCGTTTACAGGAGGCTGTAGGTAAAGCTCAAGAACTAAGAAGAGAACTTAACTTAGAAGGAGATGCAGCTTTTACAAAGTTTACTCTTGAACAGCAAAAGACAATAGGAAAAGCAGCACAGACATTTGAAGCACAAAAACAGAATCTTCTATTACAGAAGAGAATAGTTGGTATTGATAATAGAAGAGCTTTAGCTAATGCTTTAGCAGGACAAGAAGATCCAGGGGTTAGAGCAGATACAGAAAGAAACTTTAGAGATAAGTTAAAAGTAGATCTTTTCAAAATAGATAACCAACTATTATTAATAGATGAAAAAGAGTTATCCATAAATGAAAAGTTAAAAAGAAGAATAGCTTTAATTACCACACAAACAAAAATTCAATCGAATATTTTTGCTGCTCAGAGAAGAGGAGATGAAGATACAGCTAGAAGATTACAATTTGAACTTCAAAAAATTGGTATTCAGAATAGATTAGGAGAGGATTTAAGAAACGCAAAGAGCACTGAAGAGGAAATTTTACTTGTTAAAAAAGCAATAGCAGATATTGATAAACTAAGAATTACTCTTAGTGGTCAACTAACAGAAGAAGAGTTAAAACTAAAAGCAGTTTACGATAGCATAGGACGTTCCATAGAAAATGGAATAGTGGATGCCATACAAGGTGCGATAGATGGTACTAAAACCCTTGGTGACGTAGCTCGTAGTGTATTCACACAGATTTCAAGAACCTTGTTACAGTCTAATGTTAATTCTTTCTTAGGAGGACTTCCTGGTATTGGTAAATTCTTTAAAGCAGAAGGTGGGCCAGTAAAACGGGGTGGTAGTTTTATCGTAGGAGAACGTGGTCCAGAATTGTTTACACCTGGAGTATCAGGAATGATTACACCAAACCATGCTCTTGGTGGATCAACTACTGTAGTTGTAAACGTAGATGCTTCTGGTTCTTCTGTTGAAGGTGATGAGCAGCAGGGAAGAGAACTTGGTCTTGTATTGTCAGCAGCGATAGAATCTGAATTAATAAAACAAAAACGTCCTGGAGGTTTACTTGCATAATGGCTACTTTTCCTTCAATCACCCCTACCTACGGAGTTCAGAAAAGGTCACAACCAAATACTAGAATTGTTCAATTTGGAGATGGTTATGAACAACGTGTTACTTTTGGATTGAATCAAAACCCTAAAATATTTAATTTAACTTTTGAGGTGTCAGAAACAGATGCAGATACAATTGAAACTTTTTTAGATGCTAGAGCAGTTGATAGTGCCAGCTTTACTTTTACACCACCAGGAGAATCCAGTTCTTCTCAATTTGTATGTGAAGGTTGGAATAAATCAGTTCCATATTTAAATCGAGCAAGAGTGCAAGCTACCTTTAGAGAGGTGTTTGAACCATAATGACAATTCCAACTTCTGAACTACAGGCTATAGCTCCTGGTGCAGTTATTGAATTATTTACATTATCACTCAATTCAACTTTGCATGGAGATTCGACAATTTATAGATTTCATAATGGTGCAAATTTAAGTGCCAATGGAGAAGTTGTTTGGGATGGTAATTCGTATTTAAGATTTCCCATCGAATGCACTGGATTTGAATTTGGTTCAACAGGAACTTTACCTAGACCCACAATTACAATTAGTAATATTTTTGGAACAATAACTACTATTATGCAAGACGTAAATACAACGACTGTTGGAAATGATTTAAATGGTGCAACATTAACAAGAATCAGAACTCTTGCTAAATTTTTAGATGCTGTAAATTTTACTGGCGGTACAAATCCTTTTGGGACACCAGATCCTACAGCAGAATTTCCTCAAGAAATTTATATATTGGATCGTAAAGTTACTGAAAATAGAAGTGTTGTCACATGGGAGGCTCAATCTGCTTTGGATTTAGTAAATGTAAAATTACCAAAAAGAATTGCTACTAGAGATATTTTTCCTGGTATTGGAGCATTTTTAGGATGAGTTGGAAAGATATTGTA